GTTTCTCTAACCTTACGGATTTTCCGAGGGTCAATATAACGAATCTCTTTCACACCTTTCTTTGGTGATTTTTCGTCGATGACCATATGGTAGTATAGTTTTCCGTCTACATACCATCTACGAAAAATATCATATGCTTGATTATTGAAATCTAAAAGTTTCATTGTGTGATGAAACTCTTCTCTAATTTTATTTTTGAATGCTTCTGATTGTTCTAGTTTATCGAGTATAATTTGCACTGGGTAGTCATCCTCAGAATAAATAATAGACTCATTAACAATATCATCTATTGCAGCATCACATTCTGGTTGCGATGACATTTCTCGATACTTACCAATTAAGCTGCTACCGGATTTGGCGGTTCCTTCAAGATCGACATATGTACCATACACACCGTTACCAGAAATGGTTATTGCGGCGTCATCGTCGGTTGGAGGAACAAAAGATTTTAGTGCTGCTGATTCAACATCATCCTTTCCAATTTTATATCCAAATAATGTAAATGCCATTGTCGCTTCCTGTATGTATTAGTTTCTTATTCTATTTATAACACGAAAAAACTCAACCAATAAAAAAGGAGGCAATTGCCTCCTTCTTTATACCAATATAATATATGATTATTATTCGGTTGTCAAGTGTGAATACTGGAAAGTTACCGAATATTCAGCAATTGTGTCAAAGTTGTCATATGACAAGTCTAACTGAGCCAGTTCTGTTGGGAATGCATTTTCCAAATTATATGTTCTCAGATCAGAACCACTTTGATCAGTATGAATAACACTGATAGTTCCTTGATAATCGTTGGTATCACTTCCTGCCAAATCTTCCTGACTGTAATCTGAAGCTTTGATATATTGCAACCACGCTTCCATATCTTTGTGAAGTTGCATTTTTTCATCTGCAATAAACGTTGCGGTCCATTCTGCGAAGGTTCTGTCGCCAGGCACCTTCATTTTACGACCACCAAAATGTGGAATCTCAACTACACCAACTGAAAATGCTGGGATAGCTGCAGTTTTACACAGATATCTGATGTTGGTATTAGTAACACCAACTTCTGTGGGAAAAGTAATGTCCACATAGAAATTGTTAGGTCTGGCTGCAACGCCTAACGCGCCTTTGAAGCTTGATAATTTTAATCCTGCCATTTCGTTCTCCTTATGCTACTGACGTGGTGAAGTAATCATACGTCCACGTAACAGTATACTCTTCAACAGTATCTGTAGTATCGTAGGATAAATCGATTGTACCAATTTCACTAGCGAAACAGTTTATTAAACTATACGTTCTTACTGCAGCACCCGCAGCGTCAAGCTGAGAGACTGTGAGAGTAGATCTTCCTGCGGTTCGATCACCAAGCGATTCCGCTTCGAAATCAACATCAGTAAACGAACTTTGATGAGTTTCTAGTGCTGCGCGAATAGCAAAGCTTTCGTCATTAATGACGGTAGCAGTCCACTCATTGAACACTCGATCCCCAGCAAGTTTTAGTCTTCTGCCACGAAACGGAACTTCGATCAAACCCACTGTGGAGCTAGGCAGTGCGGCCGCTTTAGTCAAAAACGAAAAGTTTGCTGCCACACCATCAAGACCACCACCACTATAAGTTACTTCGAAAATATTGGAGCGGGCACCCGCTCCAATTGCTGTTTTCATGTCTTGTAATGTAAATGCCATTTTTATATCTCCTTATTGACTTTTAATTAACCCCCGATCTCTGCAAATGCAGCGGCACCGGCAACTGAAGTAAAGTTCAGTTGGATGAAGTTAACAGAAGCAATAGGTCGGACAAAAATGTCACATACAAACTCATTAGCATTTACTACAGAGTCTGGATTGTTAGTGCCGTCGCATATTACGCGGAAGTCAGTAACACCTCGACCACCCTGCACTGTGCGCAAGTATGATCCAACAAGATTGCTAAATGACGCTCTTTGTGCTGCATCATTCTGACCAAACAAAACGTCTCCAGCAGCATCCCCAATAATACTTTGGATAGTGATGAACAAACGACGAACATTGATTCGGCTAAATGAAGTTTTCTTCTGCGTGAAAGTCTTGTCACCAAACAATACAGTTCCGCGACCAGGCTGAGAGAAGATAGGATTGATACCTAACTTGTACAGTGAGTCACGTTCTGCTTCTGTAGGATTCCAAGCAAGACGTACAGAGTTTAAGATACGGCCGTTTTGATAACCAGCAGGAGAGAACCAAGGCTCACCATTAGCATCAGTACGTGCAATACACCCAGCAACATCAGCATTACAAGGAACATATGTATAAACATCGTTGTAACGATCAAAAGCATACTTCCAGTTGGAATCGGCGACTGCGTAAGTAGAACGAGCACTTATAGTGTCAGCGAAAGCAGCAATGTTAGTAGATTCTGTACCAGCAGAGTTTACAACGTCAGCTCTTTGTGGTGAGAATACAGCGACACAATCTTTACGCGCTTCGGCGATTGTAATTGCTGCGTTTACTACGGTAGCTCCGCCTTGACCGCAGATGATAACATCAACGTCAAGATTCAGCTTATTAGCAAACAACTGTATACCAACAATTCTTTCTGCATCACCAACCCCATCACCTTCAGCACCACCGGCGAGCGAATCAATATGAACCAAAGCGACACCACCATCAGCAAATGTTGTTCCTGATGCAGTATTTCCCCAGTTTGATGATTGCGCAGCTACTGTACCTAAACCACCAGAAACATAAGTGTTTGTGATTCCAGTCGCGGCGATTTCAAAAGTACTACTGGTAACAGCTGTGATAGCACCAGTGAGATCAAACTCACCGCCAGTTGCAGAATCAATAATACCAGTTACTACAACTGTTTCACCAACGACAAGTGTGTGAGCAGCAGAAGTATAGGTAACTTTATCTACCGAGAAAACAGCATCCGTGATTGTTGCGGTCTTTTCAGCAACAGTAGCAACGTGATTAGCCCAACGAATATACTGTGAAGTATTGTTGATTACGTTCTTGTAGTAGTTTGTTCCACCGTCGATCTTGCGAGCGTCAGAAGCTTTAGATACAGCTTCAAACTTCTCAAGAAGTGTGCCAGGCACACCAGTGATCTTTCCATCTTCATCGATAACTGCAACGTGAAGTTCGTCATTTGATCCGCCGAGGGCGGTAGCAAAGTCAGAAGTTCCAGGCGCAACATCAAAGAAACCTTTAAAATCTGAGAAAGATGAATCTTCGAAACCAGTAGCACTTTCACAAATCACAACTTTAAGTGAGTTACCCAAAACACCAGCGTGTTTTGCAACCCAATGACCAGAACTAGTTAAGGTTGCCTCAAGATATGCGTCATCGTTTTTGACAAGAGTACCGGATCCAGCAGAATCTGCGTTTAAAGCATTATCACCAACAACACGCACAACGTACTGTGACGCTGAGTATGCAAGATAACTTGATGCAGATAAAAAGTCTACGTTATTAGTTATACTAGGTACACCAAATTTAGAAACAAGATCAGTTTCGCTTGTTACTAATGTGGGTTGGTCGATAGGACCCCAGCTAAATGCTCCAACAGAAGCGCCTGTGGTAGTTCCAACCGAGCCTACTGAAGTGACTTGATCCGCTTCAGTAATTTTTATTCCAGGCGATTGTAAGTTAATTGCCATTATTTTTCTCCTCCGTTAAGATTTTATAATAGGAATCACGTAAAAATGTTTGTTTTCCAGATTACTACTATTATTTATAAAAATTCAACTTTCAACGGTTCGGCAAAATCCCACACCTGACCGCTATCATCTACATACTTTTCTTCTTCCAAACCATTATTTATAAAACCGACAGGTGCAACATTATTCTCTATTGCCTCTATCTGATTTTTATACATCTCCTCTCGTATATTAATATCAGTTAGGTCTTTAAAATAAGGATCGGTGAACAGCCAAGAAAACAAAACAAGTGTCATAACCAAATCATCATGGTATCCCTCATCTGCAGAATAACTTCCTTTGTTTTCTATGAAGGTTGATATTTCCGATATGATATCCATATCAGTTATTAAAAGTTTCTTTTCCTCAACCAAAGATTTAAATGTAGAACATCCAATGCGTTTTATTTTTTTATCTGTTGTGATACCATATTCTGTTCTACCAGATCCACCAAAACCGCTGTTGATTTTTTGCCCAGTGCTAGATCTGCTGATAAAAAGTAAGTTTTCATACTCGTATTCATTATGTAGTATTTGGGCAACTTGCTCGGATGAATTGATTTCTACTAGTATAAATGATTCATTGTATTGTTTAGCAACAGTATGTATAACTGAAGGGTACAACAAAGGGCTAATCTTATTGTTACGGTATTTAGCAGATATTGTAAATGGAGATTGTGTAATATCAATAACAGTAAATGCAGAATAGTCACCCCCAACACCCTTCGCGGTGTCAGCAACCAACACGTAAACGTGACCAACCTCTGGATCCTTAAATATATCCAACCCATCTTTATGCATTGTGGGTGGAATGCCTGACATTTGTGATATAACATCTGAGTTAATCAATGTCAGACTTGACCCGAGGAACTTACACAAGACTTCCTGATTGTATTTTAGATCTCCCAGAAGTCTGCGCTGTTCGTTTGCCCACGCTTCGTCTCTGCCGGGAATTTCCCAATACGGAATAAAAAGATTTACAAAACCATTTCTGTCTTCTTCCGCATCATTCCAGAACTTCCAGAAATGATTATAACCAAGCGGAGTAGACGAGAGTAAAATCTTTGTGGTTTCACCAGAAGAAATGGTGGGGTATACAGAAGTAAAAAAGTCTTCTGCAACGTTATTGGGGATAATTGCTGCTTCATCTACGTATAGCATATTAACGGATCGCCCACGAATTGCACTGGATGATGTTGCGGACGTGAATACTTTGGATCCGTTCTCTAATTCTATGTCACCCTTATTCCAAGTCGTAACACCTTGCTGTAACCATACAGGCAAGTGTTCATACATAACTTGATATCGAGATAATACTTCCCGCGCTGCGGCAGCCTTATTAGCGAGGATCGCAACCGTTTTGTTTGCGGAAAACAAGGTTGTCCAAAGAATATATGCAGCCGAAGTAGTTGTCTTTCCCTGTTGACGCCCTTCCATCAAAATAATTCTACGATTTTCGTGAATAATATTGATTTTATTCTTTTGACACTCATACAAATCGAACGGTTGTAATCCGTGATCAAGCGTTACAATCTTGCAATAATTTATAATAAAGTAAATAGGATCGCCAGCACATCTCATGTACTCTTCGATCTGTTCTCTAGTAAAGTTTACTGCAACACCAGCGGCCTTTAGGTTTTGATTACCAAGATACTGTGTTGTTGCCATAATTTATTTTTTCCCAATTAGCTGCTGAAGCTCTGCAGTACTCCCAACAAAAAGTGTATTACTTACGTTAGTAACCCCAGACGCCAGCGCATCTTTCGCATCTTCTTTCTTGACATCTTTGACTTTCTTCGACAAGTCTAAAAGGTCTTTGTTGGTATCAGCAATCGTTTTGATTAATTGCCCCGCAACTTCATACGCTCTTGGAGACTCGGTTTCTTTTGCAAGGTACATCATATTGGTTATAACATCCTTACCGTTCTCAATCAGCCCCTTGAGATTGTTTCTGGCATACTCATAGTCTGCTTCTACGTTCTCATTTTCTTTGCTAGAATGAACAACTTCTTGCTTTGGCTTTTCTTCTGTATAAAAATCTTCTTCGCTTATTTCGATAATACCATTGTCAATATTCAAGAAATCACTTATCTTTTCGTCTACAGTTTTCTTCACGTTATTACCTCCGTAACATTAAGGCCCGCATCACCAATATAGTTGTATGTGTCAGTAGCGACATTATCATCCCATTGGAAATATGCAACCTCTGCGTTAGTGATATAATCAGATGTCGTTACAGGTCCAAACAAGTATCCCTTGACAGTAAAATCTAAATCCCAAGATAATATCCTATTGCTACCATAATCCCCTTCGTAACTATCATCAGAAGTCACGGAGCCAAGCTCTATTGGAATATCCATAGTAGCATTGACATCAGGCAAAACCTTCATCGTCACCGTATAATCAGGTACAAAGAAAGGTAAGATTTGTTCTATAAGCTGGGTACCATCTTCAGCATTCTTAGTCAAAATACTTAGTTGGAAATTAAAATCATATGGCACCGGAGCATATGTCGTGGGAACATTTGAGTTTACTGTGTCCAGTGTTCCCTGAAACTTAGAAAATGGATTTAGTTTTCTTGTGGGATTGTAGCCCATACTTGACATAGCAAATCCTATGCGTGGTAATATAGTAGAAACAGGTCTAGTAAAATCTGGATCTGCCAACACCCTTTCGATTTGTTTTTGTTTAGGGCCATAAGAAATGGGAACATTCAGCGTCTGCGCAACAGCACCCAAAGAATCATATCTTTTGATCTGCATATCATTAAAGATATTGCCAAACATAATGACATATCTTCTAATTGTTCCGTGATAAAAATCGTGACCAAAAATCATTTA